ATTTATCAATGAATATGCTGATACTCTCTAATCTAGTAATAATATCATTAGTGTTACCACCCTTCATATCACCATTTAATAGTGCTAGTTTTTTCTTTAATTCAGAAACAACTGATTTAGGATTTGCCCCTTCTAATACCGCTTGGGCTGATTCAATTAAAGAATCATGTAAGTTCTTCATAATGGATCTCCTAATGTATTGAATTCAAAGTCGCCTAAAGCCGCAGTTGTATCAAGAACAGCAAATTGGACTTTATAACTCAATTGAATCCATAATGTGTCCTTTTTAATACCGCTCTGGCCAGAGAATACAGTAATACCTTTAATCAAACCTTTTGGTTTCATTCCTTTAGAAGCTAATTGGCCACTCTTTACTAATATATTACCTAAGGCATCAGTTCCTACCGTTAGCTTAGCGTCCATACCAATTAGTTTCTTAACAGCATGATTAAGCTCTATAGCAACTACATACAAATCAAAATCTTTAAGTGTTACTTTAGCTTTCTTTGCTTCTTTAATTCTAATATTTTTAAAGTTCTTCATTTTGGATTCACCTTAGCAGCTTTTAGAATTGTATCACGTAATGCTATAGCTGATTTATCCATCGAAACAATTTGATCGTGTAGATCTGCACCATCTTCACCTTTATCAAGATTATCAACTTCTTTCATTAGTGCTTTAGTCATTCCTAACATTTTCTTAAGTACTGCTGCTTCAGCTTTACCTTCTCTAATATCTTTAAAATTTTTCATACGTCCATTACCTTTAAAAAGTCTTTAAGGCTCTTAAGAGCTTCTTTTTCAGACTTAAATGTGTTTAATTTTTGATTATCAATATATAAATTGAACTTGTCATTAACAGACGTAATTATTGCTACAACATCTTTCTTTTTACCTAATTTAGGTAACTCACTAACAACGATCTCTCCTTTTGGGAGTTTCATCTTCTCAGCGAGAATAATGTTGAAAGCATCTTTAAATGTCTCCATCTTCCTCTGCTTCTGTATCTACCGTACCATATAGCTTGCCAGCAATATCTTGCTTATGGCTATCTAATGCACTATTAATTCTATCACTCATTAACTCATTAAATGCATTATTACTATCTTGTACGTCGCCACTTTGGATGGCATCAATCAAATTATTTATTTCCATAATATTCCTTCTTGTATAATATATTTATAGGATTTTAAACGTCATCGTCATCGAACTCATCATCTACTGACGGCTCCGCTTCGATTTGTTTATCAATCTCTGCTATCATCTCATCATCTTGCTTTAAGATAGTCTTTCTAACCCATTCTCTAGAGTAATATGTACCAACATATTCATCCATAATCTGTAGCGTTTCAATTCGCTCTTTAAAAATTTCAGCTTCTTTAAGTTCAGAATAGTAGTTATCTTTAACAAATTCGATACCAAGATCTTCTTTAATGCTAGCCCAATCAGATGGAACAATAATCTGCTTAAGGATCAATTGTCTCTTTAATACTTCTAAGAATAACTTAGAGAACTTAGTACGCACTCTATCGATAAACTTCTGGAACTTTAATTCGTCTCTAGTGATTTCACTTGAACGGCCTACATTAAAGGCTGAATCTGGCTCTAATCGTGACATCGGAACATTGAGTGACTTATATAACTTCTTCTGGAAGTATACAATATCTTCTATTTCACCAAGGTTTTGACCACCTGGTAATGTAGTGATCTCTGTACCTCTACCGCCTTCACGACGAGGTAACCAAAAGTCCTCCATAATACTCTTATGATCTTTCTGATCTTTAATAGCACCAGTTGCAGGATCATAAACAATCTTATTACGATACTTATTCATCGTATTGTTTAAGTATTCTTCAGCTTTACCCTTAGGTAAGTTACCAACATCAATATAGAATATACGACGTTCAGGGGCTCTAGACACTCGGTAAATAACCAATGAATCTTCCATCATTGATAACTGATTTAAAGGCTTAAGGGCCTTTTGTAAGTAACCAATAACCTTATCTCTTGTATCATTTAATAAGCCAGAGTTAACCTGTACAATAGCATCAGTTGATATCTTTAATCCTTCTGAATTATTAATATGCTCTTCATCTTGGTACAAGTAGTATTCCTGTATCTCTCTAACTAATTCAGCACCAGTTGCAGGATCTTTCTCTTTAACGATCTCTTTAACCTTGCGTATCTTAGTTGGATCAATCTGGCGTAAGGCCATAATACCGTTTTCAGTGCTCTTTTTATCGATAATAACATGATGGAATAGTCTACCATCAATGTACCATCTTCTAAATAAGTCATAACTAGTATCAGAGAAGTCTAGTAGTTTAAGTACAGTATCAAATTCTTCTTGAATAAGCTTCTTAACGTTATCAGCTTGCTCTAAGTTATCTAAGTTTAACTTAACTACTTCAGTACCAACCGATGAAATAGCTTCATTAGTGATATCTTCAATAGCAGCATCAACCTCAGGGTAATGCGATATTGAACGATACTTCATAATTAGCTCTGCATCAGACTTAAACTGGTCGCCAGAGATATCCATATACTGGCCAAAATATCCACCTGATGGTGATATCTGATATGCACCATCTTCATGGTCCTGCGCAAACGTTCTTGCTTTATTTTTCTCAACGGACTTCTTTTTCTTAAACGAAAATCCGAAAAATTTATTGTCTTCTTCTGCCATAGTATCCTTTATACTCTTTTATAAGATTTACAAATATATTTATAAGCCTTATAAAAGAGTGCTCCTTTAAGAGCACCCTTTATTAACTGATTAAGTTGTAGTATCAGCTTCCCAGTATTGAACTTGTAGTTCAACTGTGAATTCTTCAATTGTATTCTCACTATCATAAGATACTTCAATAGCACCTAAGTTAGTAGGGAAACAACCTCTGATATTATACACCTTAGCATCAGTACCATCTTTATCTAACTGCGCAATAATCATATCTGACATATAATCATTAGGGTTAGTTAAACCAGTGTTAGCATTATGTTGATTAATACCGTTCATCCATACTTCAAACGAATTACGTACATCAAATGTAGTATCATTGATGACTGTAATAGTCCATGGTTCAAACGTTCTGTCACCAGCAATCTGTAATTGTCTACCACGAAATGGAACCATGATAGGTGAAATAACAGAACTTGGTAGTTGTGCAGCCTTAACCATAAACGATGCAGCTTCAATATCAGCTGTAACGTATCCAGGGAAACCTAATGTTGCCTTGAATAAATTACTTCTAGCACCACCACCGGTTAATTTTGCTTTAAAATCATCTACTCCTAAAATAGCCATGATTAGTTACCTCCAGCAATTTCACTAAATTCAACGCCAGTTCTAGTAGCAATAAAATTAAGTGTGATAAAGTTAATAGAACGCGCTGGCTTAATGTAAATATCAGCAACAAAACGATTAGTATCGATTACATCACCTGTATTATTACTTTCATCACAAACTACTTTAAAGTCTGTAATACCACGACGTCCCTTGATATCTCTTAAGAATGGTTCAGTCATATTTCTAAATTGAGCTCTAGTGAATTCATCATTGAATTCAAATAAAGACGCTTTAGAAGCTCTTGAAACAGCCTTTTCGAGGGTAATAAACAATCTACGTACATTGATTCTGTCAAATGCAGAAGCTTTAGATTGTAGAGTCTTATCACCATATAAAATAATACCAGCCCCAGGGAATGAAACAATTGGGTTAATACCAACTTTATATAGATCATCTCTATTTACTTGCTTAGGATTAAACGCTAGTTTAGTAACATTTCTTACATTACCTCTAGTAAATCCTGCAGGAGAGAACCATGCATCAGCAGTCATATCAGCATTAGCACTTAAGCCAGCCATAGAACCTGAAGCAGCTAACCATCTGTACTTATCATTATACTTATCATATACATAAAGAGCAGTTGAATCAGCAAAAGAGTATGAAGAAGATGTTAATGTATCTCTCCATAGCTTCATATCTGTAACTTCGGCGCCTTGGTTATTAACAGTAGCAGCTTGAGGCGGTGAAAGGAATGCAACACAATCTTTACGCGTATCAGCTATAGTAGTTAAGTAGTTAGCCATAGCAGTTGCATCAGTTCCCGTCAGTGTATTACCATTGATTAATAATGAAATTTCAACAGTCTCAGGATCTTCGAAGAAGTCATAAGCTAATTGCATCTCACCAAGGGTTAAGTTATCTTCCGATATGCCACCAGCTAAGTCGAATGCTAGAAAATCTTCAGCTGCTCCAGCAACAGTAGTTAAATACTGTGTAGGTACAGTGCCATCAAGTAGCGGGGCACCAAATGTTGCAATAACATCAGTTGCATCATTTAATAAATGAATCCAATTAGATCCTTTATTAACAACATCTCTATAGAAGTTTGAAGTGCCATCATCTGTTTTAGCATCTGATGCTTGAGATACATGTGAGAACGTTTCTAGTACTTGACCAGGAGTTCCAGTAATACCACCAGCAATGTCTATAATACATACATGCATTTCATCGTTCGTTGCACCAACTGCTGTAGCAGATGCTGAAGTACCTGGAGCGCTAGTGAAATTGTCTGCATAATCCCAATTACCGAAGTCGTCTCCACCAATACAGATCTCACAAGTAATATTATTACCAATATCACCTGGGTATCTAGCAGCTGCAAAGCAATCGCCAGTATACGTGTTAGCGTCATAACTGTTATTAATTAATAATGCACCGGTAGTAAGACTATCTGATGCGTTTCGTGCTCCTGCACCTACCTTACGAACAACTCTTAACGAATTGCCGTAGCTTAAAAATTGAGCAGCCGATAATACGCTTCTAAACGTGTCATCATTTGGCTGACCAAATACTTGTACTAACTGTTGCTCACTACCTACAGTAACTACTGTATCAGCTGGGCCCCACTGGAATGAACCAGCGATAGCACCAATTGAGGCAGATGTAGCAGGGATAACATTAGTCAAGTCGATTTCTTTTACCTGTACACCAGGTGATACTAGAAATGCCATTGTTCTTTCTCCTAAATCAAGATTTTAATAAGTTTAATCATAATACGGTTATATTCAATATAGTTATTTATAACTATATGCCTTTCCATACTACCCAGTGAGGGCCTTCAGGGTGTAAAGTATCATCATCAGAATGAAAATTACCAACTGGAATAACCTCTGCCTCAATAGCTGCAACCCTATCAGCATACAACAGGCCTTTCATATTGATATCAGTTGTATCTGCAAAGAACGGGGTGGTAGTAAAATAAGCAAATAATACTAAATTCATAACTAGGTCATCATGATTACCATGATCAGCCTCGAAGCTAGAGCCTCTAGATATAAATGTTGATAATTCTTGGATTGTGTATATATCCACTATGGTAAGCTTACCCTGTTCCATAATATCTTTTAATGACGTACACCCAATTCGTTTAACCTTTTTAGTCATAGTAACCCCAACTGAATTAGCTTTTGTGTAGGATTCAACGAAGACATTTTCATATTCTAAATCATAATATAAGCCATTACATACTACCGCCCCTTGGTCATTACTTTCAACAATAACATAGGCTTCATTATAATGGGTAGCATATTTAAATATAATATCTGGGAATAGCAATGGGCTAATTCTATTATCCCTAAAGGTAGCAACCTGTTTAAATGGCTTTTCAGTTACATCGATGATATTAAAGGTTGAATAGTCCATGCCTCTCCCCTTAGCTACGTCAACAAATACTAAATAATCATGGGCTTCTATAGGGTCTTCGAATACACTTGCGTTATTCAACACATAGATAGGATCTACAGCTTTAAGGGATAATAAAGTCTCAGCATTAATAAGAGTATTACCAGTACCGTGGAAGTTATTACCGAACTCTTGATCAAATTGTAGTTCAGACGTATTAGATACTGTCATTCGTTTCCATTCATCATCTCTACCAGGGACGTCCCACCAGTCTACTCTAAATGCTTTAAATTCATTAGTGTTTTGTAGAGCCCCCTCATAGAGCTTCTGATATATGTTACCTAAGCCATTAGCAGTGGAGGTAATAATAACTTTAGTCTTCTTACCCGCTGATACAACTGGGTAGGTTGAAGTATAGAATTCAGTGGCATTTTCTACGAATGCAAACTCATCTAAG